CGCAAGTTTATAACCGCCTTGTTACCATGCAGGGGACAAAGGCGACGTTGGCGGCGACCGTGGCGCAAAAGGCGTTCAATCTTATTGCGTACGCCAATCCTTACGTCCTGTTGGCTATGGCATTAGTTACCGTTATCGGGGCGTTAGTCCTGTTTGCGTCCAATACCGACAAATCGGCAAAGAACCAACAGAAGTTGAACGAAGCGCAAAAGGTTTGGTTGGACTATTTGGAAACCGAGGCAACCGAAATGAACCGAGTAAGCAACGAGCGTGTTGCCCAATTGAACCGGGAATTAAACGTTGCCAAAGCCCGAAACGCTTCATTGTCCGAAACCCGAAAGATTGAGGACGAAATATTGGAGGAACGCACAAAGGCGCACAACAAATCGGTCGGTTTTTACGGTCAAGAATTAGACGATTTAGAGGCGAACCGGGCAAAGTTGAAACAATTACATGAAATGTTATTGCAGGTCAACACAGCCAAAGCCCGTGGCGATAGTAAAATTAGAATTGACGTCGATTTGGACGGTAAGATTGACAAAGTAAAGGTTGATGATGCAATTGACGCAATACAGGGGCAAATCGACAACGTGGGACGTGCCGTTGATATTGCCGTTAATCTGAAAACCGAGGGGGCGGATTTGGACGCCGAAAGGAAAATACAGGCGGCACAACGTCAACAGGAAAACCGGAACGCCGCCAAAGCGGAAACCGATATTTTGCGTAAAGCCGAGGACGTCCGGATTGCCTTAATAAAAAATTCGTTCGACCAACAGAGGGCGCAACGTCAAGCCGCCAACGCCCGTGCGATTGCCGACATACAATTGCAGTTGAGGACGGAAACCAATTTAACGGTTAAGGCACGCAAAGCGTTGAACGACCAAATTGTTTTATTACGGGAACAATTGGCGGTTGATATGGTAAATATTGCCAATCAACAACGGGCGGCGGAATTGTCCGCACAACGGGCAACGCAGGACGCCCAAATTGCATTGATGGCAGAGGGGGCGGAAAAGCAACGGGAACAATTGCGGGTTGAGTATGAAAGGCAAATACAGGACATTAACACCCGGTTAGAAACCGAGCGGGGATTAACCGAAACACAGGTTGCCGAATTGCTTAACCAACAATTACTTTTGCAACAACAATACGCAAAAAGTTTGGGCGAATTGAACGACCAAATTACAATCGACCAAATGCAAGCCGCCGCCGACCGGACGCAATTACAATTAGACGCCGCCCGTGAGGGTTCACAGGAGGAAATAAATTTGCGTATTCAGTTGTTACAGCAACAACGGGCAATCGAATTGGCGCAAAACAGGCAATTAGCCGAGGACGTGCGCCAATCGGAGGCGGATATTAACGCCAAATACGATGCCGAGGTATTGAAGCAAACGACCGAGTTAAACCAACAACGGGCGTTAATGCTATTCGACCAAACACAAGCGTTGGAGGCGTCCGAGTTTGATTTAATCCGCAATTCCGAGGAACGCAAAACCCGGTTCCGGTTGGCGCAAGAAAAGGCACGGTTGCAAAAGATTTTAGAGTTGAACAAAGCCGCCGGGGTTAAAATGACGGACGCCGAGGTTAAGACAATCGAAAATACCATTGCGAAAATCGACCAAGAAATTGAGAAAAGCAAAGGCGACGAACGGGGTAACGATATATACGGATTGTTCGGGCTGAATTTGGACGACGACCAAAAGGAGGCAATAAGTACGTCCGTTTCCTTTGCCATTGAGCAATTAAACGGTTTTTTGGATGCAAAGGTACAAGCCGCCGACGCCGCCGTTTCCGCCGCCGACAAAGAGGTTGACGCAAGCCAACGCCGATTAGATGCGGAATTAGAGGCACGGGCGAACGGTTACGCCAATAACGTTGCAATGGCACAAAAGGAATTAGACCAAGCCAAAAAGAACCAAGAAAAAGCCCTAAAGGAGCAACAAAAGGCGCAAAAGGCACAACAAGCAATCCAAACAATCCAACAAATCGGAAACCTTGTGTCGGCGTCCGCTTTAATATGGAGCCAATTAGGTTTTCCCTTTGCAATTCCGGCTATTGCGATAATGTGGGGTTCCTTTGCAGCCGCCAAAATTAAAGCCGCCCAATTATCCAAGTCCGCCAACGCCGGGGGTTCGGAAAGTTACGGCGATGGTACGGTTGAAATGTTGGCGGGCGGTTCCCACCAATCCGGCGACGATGTGGATTTAGGAACCAAACCGGACGGAACCCGGAGGCGTGCCGAGGGCGGGGAGTTTTTCGCCGTTATCAATAAACGCAATTCCCGGAGGTTCCGCCGCCTAATCCCGGACGTGATTAATAGTTTGAACCGTGGGACATTCCCGCAAAAGTATTTGAATGCCTACAATACCGACGGCGTTAATGTAACGGTTCAGCAAAACAACGCCCCGGATTTGCGGGATTTGAAAGACGATGTAAGAGAAATTAAAGAGCAAAACCGCCGCCGTCGTTATATCGATGGCAACGGCAATGTTATTGAGATTTACAAGAATTTGACACGTAAAATTAAAAATTGATATGAACCCGATTTATAGACATTCATTTGTAAATGCGTTTTTAGCAAACGGAGCGATAAGCCACATAACCGGGGATATTGTGAATAATACGAGATACTATTATACCCGTACTTTTGTCCCGGTTGGTAACGTGTACCCCCGCAAATTGTTTCAGAATTATACCCCGTATGACGGGGGCGCATTTTATGACAGCAATAAAAAGATTATCGGCGGTTGGGGAAGCAACCCCGCCGCTACAAATACGGAATTTGATATACCGAGCAACGCCGCATATATCCGGTTTAATGTAAATAAAGGGCAATACGCAAACGGGACGGCATGGTTGAAGTTGGGGACGTTGGACGCCCCGAACGTCTTACAAGGTCAAACCGTGCATCCGATTTATAAGGACGATTTGGCAAAAGAGTACGAATTAGAAACCAACCAACGGTTTTATCGTGCCAAGTTATCCGGCAAAATTACCTTTGTCCGGGACGATTACGACTACATTAACCGTCAATCGTTCGACAATGAATTTTTGTATTGCATTGAAAAGAGCGACGACGGCGGGCGTACATGGTTCCAATACTTTCAAGGTAAGTTCATGAAAACCGATTGCACGTTTACCGATTACGATAAAAAGGTAGTTGTACAACCGGATTCAGTCGACGATTATAACGACGTGTTGGCGGGATTAGAAAAGGAATACAATTTAATAACGTTAGCCCCGACAATCCAACGGATAACGATAAACAAGCGTCCATTAATTCAAATATACGCTCCGGGGGATAGTGTTGTTTCTTGTTTTTTGGGCGGTACGAATTGGGAACAAGACGCAAACGCCACGACCGACCAAAACGCACTAATACAAACCTATCATTTTGCACTATGTAATATTTTGAAAGAAATACAAATTACGTCGCACGGTTCCCCGGCGGTAATATCCGGGCTTTATTCCGGACGAATGGCGACGGGTGCAAGTTCAGACGTTTTCGAGGGAAAATTATACCCGGAATTAAACGTAAATTATTATATCTATATTTCGCAACAAAGAATTGGCGGTTTACCGTTGGGGAAAGCTGTGGTCGAGATACGCAAACAATCCGATGATACGGCAATGTTTCGTTATACAAAGATTACAACGTCGCCTTTTGATACATTGGAGTTTGATTTAACCGCTGTTGAGGGTTCCGGCGCAACGGGTACAATGCACGCCGATATGAAAAGTTATAATATATACGCCCGGTATTTGTGCGACGTGGAGAAAATCGACGACCTTAATACATATCCATTGCCCGCCGATGATATAGTTGATAATAACCGTAATTATAGGCGTGCGATTGGTTACACAATCGACGTGGCGTTTATTTCAAACAACTTTTCAGATACCCCGACCGAGTGGGGATTAGCGGACAACGGAAAGTATTTTGCGCCGCCTTGTTCCATATACGGGCAAACGTTTTATCCAATAGCCCGGTCAACGTGGCGTTATGCGTCGTTATGGTTTGGGTTTTATTTGATAGATTGGATATTAGAGAAAAAAGCACGAAAAGCATATACTTTGCGGGATGCGTTCCCGGTTGCGTCTTGTATATCCGTTTTGCTCAATCAGATTGCACCGGGTATAACACACGCAGCCACGGCGGAATACAGTCAATTTTTATACAGCGGTAAAAACCCAATATCCAAGTTGAATTTCCGTTTGCTTGTATCACAGAAAACCAATATTATAAACGGGGAATATCAGCAACCCGCACAAAAAGCCCCGACGACCTTACAACAATTTACCAATATGTTACGGGATTGTTTTAAATGTTATTGGTTCATTGAGGACGGCAAATTTAAAATCGAACATATCCAATATTTCCGCAATGGCGGTTCCTATTCCGGCGGGGCTATATTAAGCCACGATTTGACAAAGGAATTGAATTTGCGCAACGGGAAACCGTGGGCGTTCAACACGTCGGAATATTCGTTTGA